AAAGCCCTCAGTATTTTATCTACCTTGCTGCCTAAAACTAAGCAACCTTCACCTTTTGCAAAAGAAGAGAAGAAGGAAGACAAAAAAGAAGAAAAGAAAGAAGAACCTAAGTCTGAGTCTGAGCCAGAAAAGAAACGCTCTGGTGGAGTAGTTGGTTCGGCTTCTAAACGTGCTGATGGCTGTGCCCAGCGTGGTAAAACTCGTGGGAAGATGGTGTGATATGAAAGGTATTAGAGACTTTGTTAATAAACTTAGTGATGCTGGTAGTTATACCTATTCGTATAATCCACAAGATCGCACCTATACGCAACTAAGTGGCCCCGGAACACCTGACGATTCCTTAGATAAAAGAATAATGGCAAAAATGATAAATTTTGCTCAAAAAGGTAGCATTGATATGAAAAAAGGCGGTAGAGTAAAAATGTCCTCCGTCTCTAAACGTGCTGATGGCTGTGCTCAACGGGGTAAGACTAAGGGAAGGATGGTGTGATATGGGATTTGGATCTAAATCTGGAACAGTAGAGGCACAACCGGGCGGAGGTTCTTCCGGTGGTGGTAGTGGCCCAATGGCTCAATTACTTTCTGGTATGCAATCTGCCGGGGTTGATATGACCGGCGGGTCTGCACCGACTGATGAAATGAAGAAAAAACTTCGTGAACTAGGAATCGAAGTTTATAAAAAAGGCGGTAAAGTAAAAATGTCATCCGCCTCTAAGCGGGCTGACGGTTGCGCCACCAAAGGTAAGACCCGTGGGAAAATGGTATGAAAAAGAAAGTTAAACGTTTCCAAGGTGGCGGTTTATCTGGTATTGCTGATACCGCAACCGAACTTATGGGTGAAGTAGACGGTATGGCTAACTCTATTAACTACGGCACTTCCGATGTTATTGGTTCAACTCAGCCGGTTGGATTTCAAGCGGTATCTGGTATGAAAAAAGGTGGGCGTGTTAAATCATCAGCCTCCAAACGCGCTGATGGGGTAGCGATTCGGGGTAAGACTCGTGCCTAGTGTTTCAGCCAAGCAAGAACGATTTATGCAAGCGGTGGCTAATAACCCAAAGTTTGCAAAGAAGGTGGGCGTACCAACGTCCGTAGGTAAAGAGTTCACTAAGAAAAAAGGTGGCTCTGTTTCACCCAAACGTGCTGTAAAAGTTAAACCTAGAGAAAGGAAGTCCTAAAATGAAGCCCTCAATGTTCAGATCAAATCCCAGATCAAATCCCAGATCGTCACCCCAAGCACCGGCACCCAAAGCACCGGCACCAACCATTACTTCTACTAGAGGGAACCCACTTAGAGGTGGACCAGCCAGAAGGTCGTTTAAAGAAGGCGGTATGCCAATGGGGCCAGATGGTAAGCCTACTTTTGTTGGTGACGGCAAAGGCAAGATGGCTAAAGGTGGCATGGCTAAAGCCAAAATGGGTCCGTCTAAGATGGGCAAAGTGGCGACTGGTAAACCTGCTATGGGCAGCGCCTCCAAGCGAGCCGATGGCGTTGCTATAAAAGGCAAAACCAAGGGCAAACTTCTTGCCAAGGGTGGTATGACCAAAATGCGTAATGGCGGTAAGTGCTAAATGAGACCAAGCCGGGGGATGGGGGTAATTAACCCCTCTAAAATGCCGAAGGCCAAGACGATCACTCGTAAGGATGATCCGAATGAGGTCAAGATGTATGCTAAGGGCGGTGAGTCCAAGGTAAACGAGGCTGGTAATTACACCAAACCCGGTATGCGTAAGTCATTGTTTGAGCGTATTAAGGCCGGTGGTAAGGGGGGTGCTCCGGGGCAATGGAGTGCTCGTAAAGCCCAGATGCTGGCTATGCAGTATAAGAAAGCAGGCGGTGGGTACCGGGATTAGGTTCCCGGTGTACGACGCCGTTAAAGATGGCAACGTATTTGACTGGTTAATTAGTACAGCCGAAGACTTTAGGAAGATTAGGCAAAGAGAACGATATGTCGAACTTGAAAAAGCCGCAGCAAAGTCTGAAAGCATGGACTCAACAAAAGTGGAGAACTAAGAGTGGCAAACCTTCTACGCAAGGACCGAAGGCTACAGGGGAAAGATACCTCCCAAGCAGCGCCATCAAAGCGCTCTCCCCGCAAGAGTACGCCGCGACCACCAAAGCCAAGCGAGCCGGAAAAGCAGCCGGAAAGCAGTTCGTCGCCCAGCCTAAAGGGGTGGCTAAAAAAGTTGCTCCACATAGGAAAATAGGATGAGCACAACCGGGACGACCACCTTTAACCTAGACCTCAATAACCTCGTAGAAGAGGCTTTTGAGCGTTGTGGCACAGAGTTAGGCTCGGGCTACGATATGCGTACTGCCCGTCGTTCCCTTAATTTGCTGACGATTGAGTGGGCTAACCGAGGTATTAACCTGTGGACTATTGAGCAGGGGTCTATTCCTATAAATCAGGGGCAGATTTGTTATGCCCTACCCGTAGATACCATTGACCTAATGGACATGGTGATCCGTACCCAAACCGGTATTAATCAGTCAGACATTAATATCAACAGGATTTCTAGCAGCACCTACTCTACGATCCCCAATAAGAATGCCCAAGGACGCCCCATTCAGGTGTGGATTGACCGCCAGAGTGGGTATGAGAACGTCACAACCAAGACCCTAGCCACCACAATTACGTCCGCTTCCAACCAAATTACGCTCAGTTCCGTCGAGGGTTTGAACTATGTCGGGTTTATCAAACTGGGCAATGAGACAATTGGGTACAACGAAATATCAGGGAATACCCTACAAAACTGTGTTCGTGGGGTAGAAAATACCACGGCTGCTGGGCATACCGCAGGTGCCATCGTAACGGTGCGAAACCTGCCCAATATCTGTGTGTGGCCTGCCCCAGACCAGTCTAACTTCTATTCCTTCGTTTACTGGCGTTTGCGCCGTATCCAAGACGCTGGTAACGGTATTAACACCGAGGACATCCCTTTCCGTATGATCCCTTGTATGGCGGCTGGATTGGCCTATTACCTGTCTTTGAAGATACCCGATGCCATGAATAGGATCGAGATGCTGAAGGCGTCCTACGAAGAGCAGTGGGCATTAGGGTCAAGCGAGGATCGGGAAAAGGCGTCTTTGAGGTTGGCTCCACGGCAGTATTTCTACTAAGGTAAGCCATGTCCGGCCCAAAGTTTGCTTCTGGCAAGAAAGCGATAGCGGAGTGCGATAGATGCGGATTTCGTTACAAACTGAAAGAATTGAAAAAGTTGGTCATCAAGACCAAAAACATCAATTTGCTGGTTTGCCCGACTTGTTGGGAGCCAGATCAGCCACAGTTGCAGTTAGGGATGTACCCGGTTTATGACCCACAGGCTTTACAGAACCCAAGAAACGATAAAAGTTACATACAGGCAGGTCTTACAGGTATTCAGACCAACCCATTAAATTTGCCGGATGAGGACGTAGACGCTTTTGGAACGCCATCTGGCGGTAGTAGACAGATTCAATGGGGGTGGAATCCCGTTGGTTTGGACAACCCCTTGCAGTTATCCGGGTTAATCAATAACCTAGTGGCTGGCGGGGAAGTAGGAACCGTAACAGTAACAATTACTTAGGAGCAAAACATGGATATGAAAGCAGTATTGAAGGCACACATGAAAAAGAAGGGCGCCAAGGCTCACCCCGATGCCAACGTAAAGAAGTTGGCTAAAGGTGGTAAGACTAATGCTCAAATGAAGGCAATGGGTCGGAATCTGGCAAAAGTTGCCAACCAGAAAAAGCCTATGTCAATGGTTCGCAAAACGGGGATCTAATATGAGCCAAGCCAACGATAAGTTTAATTATTTCCCTGCCGAAACTGCTGACCCAGTTGGCAAGTACACGCAGCCTAAACCCTATACCGACACAATGGGTGAGAATGGGTATCCAAACGATATTCCTAACACCCAGACAATGCGGACTCGTGGTACTAAAAACACCACCCGGGGTAATAGCAATAGCACAAAGATGGGCTAAATGAACTACTCGACGCTGTTTAATACAATCCAAGCCTATTGTGAAAATGACTTCCCTGATACGGTAGTCAACACAACGACGGCTTCAACGACATCTTTTCTTACTAAAGATCAGATTGATACATTCATCCGTCAGGCTGAACAGAGGATATTTAATAGCGTTCAACTCCCAGTTGCACGGGAGAACGTGACGGGTAACTGTACGGCTAATAATAGGTTCTTAACTACGCCCACAGACTGGCTTT